GTCTTTAAGCCTGACTTATCGCCGGTCTTAAAGCCTGACTTATCGCCTGACTTATCGCCTGACTTATCGCCTGACTTATCGCCTGACTTATCGCCGGAAAAAAAGAGCGCGCCGCCGGTCTATTAAAAAACTTAATATTTAATTAAAAAAGCGCTTGCAATCTTTATTGATGCGCTTAGATTAAGGCGGGCGCCTACTCTTGGCACTTTATAAATAAACCAAACTTAAAAAACCAAATATGAAAATTAACAATTCTAAATTCTTCACGCTTAATGAGGCTTTAATAATGGGCCTTAAAAAGGAAATTGAATCTAATCCGTTATTACTTCCTTTTTTTGTAAGCAACGCGGCGAGTAAACTATTGAAAAGCGTTATTATTGACAGTTATCTTCCGGCTGATCTGGATTGCTTACTTAATGAGATTCATTCCCTTTTAACATTTGTTGAGCAAAACAGGAATAAAGACGAATTTTACACAAGGCATTTAGGAGAATCGAAAGATGATTTTTATGACCGTACTAATATTAAAACTTATAATATGTACTCGGAATTATTTAGAATTAGAAAAATATCTGATAAATCAATAGACCTCATTAAAACAATTAACGAATTAACACATCTATAAACTTGATTAATTTAAAATCTGTTTTAAAATTCAATTATAAACCATCGTGAAAACTAAAAAACCAAAATCCAAAAAGGCGTTTGAAATTATTGCTTTTAATTTAGCTTTTATATTCTTGTTAAGCTTCATTACTTTTTTACTGTTTGAAGTTAGCGCCCTTTTAAAATCCATTAATTAAGATCAATTACCGGCCGCCTTTAAGATTCACTTTGAGGCGGCCGCAATTGTTTTTAAATACTCTTTTTAAAAGCATAAACAAAAACCAAAATTAAAATCATGTCATTAATCATAGCTAAAAATAAACTAGATAGAAACCAGCTTATAGAATTGCCGGCGCCTGAAATCACAAATACACATCGGCCTGTAAAATTTTCTCAATTAGTTGATAAAACTTATAGAGCACTCAACAAGCAAGGTTACAAAATTAAACGAGAGGAATTCGCAACGGGCCGCGATAACCGTTTATTTTTTGGTGGCTTTGCATTAGAGAATACATTACACGCCCGCGCCGATGTTTTTAAAAGCGACCGCGACGTGTTTTTCGGTATTCGCTCAAGTTATAATAAATCGTTAGCAGTCACAGTTTGCATGGGCAATTCTTTGATGGTTTGCGAAAATCTAGAAATTTCTAGTGATATTGTTTTATCTCGAAAAAATACAAAGAATTCAGAAATTGATATTAGCCCAATGTTGAATACTATCATTAGCGGGATTGTAACAAGTCAAATTAATACTAACAACAGATTTGAAGCGTATCAAAACACTGAGATTAGTTCTAATCAGGCTAACGGTTTAATAATGGATTTAGCTGAAGCCAGCGAAAAGAAAACAACATCAAATGCATTTCCAGCACGCGCAGTCATTCCAACTATTAAAGAATTTCATAATCAACGTCACGATGAATTTAAAGGTAATCATTTATGGAATCTTTATAATTCAGTTACGGAAAACTTGAAAGGATCTGATCTCCACAAATTACCGGCGCGAACAATGGCGGCTCAATCGGCTTTTGATAGCGTTGCAAATTTTCAGGCTGTTGATTTAGAGTTTTTAAAGCAACAGGAGGCAAAAATTGAAAGTGATGAAATTGAGGTATTTCTCGCAAACTAATTATTTATTATTAATTAATTATTAACTTGATAAAAGGGCGCCTTGATTTATTTTAAGGCGCTCTTTTTATTTATATCGAGCAAATCAAAAATAAACCAAAATTAAAAAAACTATCATCATTATGAATGAACCAAACATGAGTGTTGAAAATCTTTTAGATATTCAGTGTGAACAAATAGAAGAAAAAATAAACGAACTTAAAATCATTAAAGAGAATTTTAAGGCTATTGAAAAAGCTTTTAGGCGCGAAATCGCTTTCAAGAATAAAAGTATTTTTTCTAAATCACCTTGTAACCCTGAAAGCATACCAAGAGGTCAAAATCTAGACGAGTTAGTTGACCGGCTTGTAACATCTATCAAACTTGAAAACCAAAATTAAAAACCAAAAATAAAACCAAAATTAAAACATCATTACATCATGAAAACTAAAAAACCAATCAAACCTTATTATCAATTTAATAATGAGGTTTTAAAATCACTAGATGAAAACTGGACGCGTTCCAGTGATCACTCTAAAATTTTGACTGTTGATAATCAAAAGACGATTAAGGGCGCTAAGTATGGATACAAAACATTAGGTATTCATTTTGCGCCCTTTACATTATCTGGGCGCAACGTTTGCCCATGGGCGTCTAAAGGTTGCGCCGCCGCTTGTCTCAATACAGCCGGCCGCGGAATATTTGAAAGCATTCAAAAGGCGCGTATAAAAAAGACGCAAGATTTCCAAACTAATCGGAGTAAATTTTTAGCGCGTTTATATCGTGAAATTTCAAACGAGATTAGAGCGGCGGAAAAAGCGAATTTAAAATTAGCGTTTAGATTGAATCTTACAAGTGATTTACAGTTTGAAAAAATTGCTTTAAATCATGAAAGTGAATTAAGTATTATTGATACTTTTAAAGACTTTCAATTTTACGATTACACAAAAGGCCGGCGCCGATATGAAGCTTATTTAAGCGGCGCCAATTCATTCCCTGAAAATTATCATCTTACTTATTCAAGGGCCGAAACGAGTAAACTTGATTATCTTAAAAGTATTTTAAAAAGGGGCGGCAATGTTGCGATAGCCTTTCAAGGTATTAAAAAAGATGCTCCTATGCTTAAGACCTATAAGGGATATCCAGTAATTGATGGTGATGTTGACGACTTAAGATTCAAAGACAAGCGCGGCGCGTGGGTCGGTCTCAGATCTAAAGGTAAAGCTAAAAAAGACAAAACCGGCTTTGCGGTTGACCCTAAAGCTTAAAGTAAAAACATAAATTAAATCATTAAAATAAATCTATAAAAAAAAACAGAAATAAACTTTTTATTCTAACAAAGCCAAAATCTAGTTTACTATCATACTGGTTGCAAACATCCAGGGGTTAAGTGTATACTGGCATTCGGGCAAAAACCAACTTTTACTGTCATTCTGGTAGTAATCCAAAAACCATAAATAAAAATAATAAATCATGCACTTAGACATAGACCAAGAACTAGAACACGTCTGGAATTTTTACTGGACGGCACAAGAAGCCTTCTTCAACAAGTACGGAGGCGAACAGCATATACCTAAAGACTTAGAGGAACAGATGGAAGACTTTAGAGGCGCTATGCATGAGTTCGAATGTTATTTAAAAGATAAAACCGGCGAAGAGTTAATGGAAGAAGAAAACAATTTAACTTTAGGTCAATCAGTCGTAAAAGCTCTTAACGCAGACAAATAATAATAAAAACCATGTTTAAAATGAACGATTATAATAAAGAATGTTTGCGCGATCTTATCAGCGATTACGAAGTCATAATTATTAAAGAGTACGGATTAATTCCAAAGCACTGGCAAGAGCGCATAGACTCAGCTAAAGAGTTTTTGAATCTCGAAAAGGAACCAACAGAGATCACTATCATTTGGGGCGTAGATAAAGAATGTGAGGAGACTTATCATTTTGAGTCTAACGAAGAGAAAAAGGCATTTGTGCTAGGCATCGAGTCATCTATAGGTTGGCATGACTGGGAACCTAAAATAGACAAATAGGAATGCACATTTGGAGATCTTTACGCCCTGACGGGGCGCCCTGTATTTTTCATTTAGAATACGATCCGGAAACACTTAAAATAAAAAAAGGTTTAATGTTTCCTTTATCGCCGGAGTTAGACGCTGACGAACCTATTATGGGAGAATGTATGGATTTTGATATGGATTCTTTACGCAATCAGATGGTCTTAGCGCCGATAGAACTAGAACTAGAAACATTAGGAGAACTAAACGAAACCCTTAAAAAATCATTATGAAAACAGAAGCTAAACAAAGAAGACCTTATAGAAAAAGAAAAAGAGAAGTGCCTATTTTAATTAACAAAAATGAATTGATTGATAAACTTATAAAGTCGCTTTCGGAGATGTCTGGATATACTGGTAAGCAACTTTACGAGACTAACACGCATGACGCTTCTTGGTGGAGGCGCGTAGCTGTTTATATACTGGTAGATGAGTTTCACTGGACGCAGGACTCAGCTGGTAAAGCGTTTGGCATTACGGCAGCTGCTGTTAATCACACATTAAATAAGTTTGATACTATGCTGGCAACTGACGAAGCCGACGTTAGATTAAAACCTTATTTAGAAAAAGCGATAAACGATGTTGTTTTATAAATGAAGTTGAAAACTATGTTAACAATTGCTTTTATAATATTTTATATTGTTTTTAATATAATTATCCTTCGCTTTTTTGCTGTCTCTTCTATTGACAAAAGAGATTCTGGCATTGAAACTAAAAAGACGAAACATTCATGATGGAGAGTTAGAGGGGCGCATGCTTAATTTGTCGGGTTTTGGTTTATCCCTGTTAAGTGTGCGCCCTTCGTCGTTGTCTAGTTGCTATTTATAAAATAGCGTTTATATGTAGTACTAATTTAGTACTAATAAAAACCAAAATTAAATTAAACCACATTAAGAAAGGGAAATATTAATGTCTATAAGACCAAAAGGAAAAAAATGGCAGTACGACTTCATGTATGCGGGTACGCGTTACAGAAAAAGCTTTACCGATAAAAAAGATGCACAAGCTGAAGAACTGGATTTTAAAAGGCATCTTGAAGCTGGATGGTCTGTTGATAAATTCACCAAAACGAGCGAACAAAAAGAGAAACTAAAATCAGAGATAAACATACAGGAGATGTTTGATCTAGTTTTAGACACTCACTGGAAAGGCTTGGCAAACTACGACAATGCCTTTAGCCATTCTAAAATGATCTGTCAGTATTTTGGTTCCAAGATGAAAGTAAAAGACATTGATCTTGTTGCTTTAAACGGGTTTGATTTACACTGTAAACAAATAGGTAACAGCGATGCTACGCGTAAGCTTAAATTTGCTTCACTTTCGACAGCTATGACTGAAGTTCTTAAAGCCGGTTACATCCAAGTGAAGCCTACCTTTCCAAAAATTAAAGTTGAAAATGAAAGGTATGTTTTCTTTTCTCGCGAAGAGGAGTCAGAGATACTGGAATTTCTTGAAGCATCGGGTGAAGATTATTTTTATGATTTTTTCTGCTGGCAAATGGATACTGGTTGCCGTCCTGGGGAATCGAGGTCTGTAAGGCCGGGGCATGTGAGGACTGATGAGAATCTTGGATTGGTTGTTGACTTGTTTGCTGAAAACACGAAAACAAAAGTTAACAGGACGATTCCATTGACACGCAGGGCGATTGTCTCTTATAAAAACCACGCTCATAAAGAAAAACTTTGGGACTATTGGTCGAAGGAGAGAATAAGAACGGTGTGGGATAAGGTAAGAAAACACATGAACAGAACGAGGGACAAGGATTTTGTTTTCTATCTTACAAGGCATACTTGTGGCTCACGAATTGTTGAAGCGACGGGTTCAATTTACCTTGTAAAGGAGATGTTGGGTCATAAATCATTAGAGCAATCTATGAGGTACGCAAAGCTTTCTCCTAGTAACCTTCGACAAGCTCTTTGCGCTTTAGACAGGGGTCTGGAGGTTAGTGACAAAGCTGTGACAAATGTGTCTCAATTTAGGGACAATTTAAAGACTAACAAAAAGGAGAACAAGACAGCTTGAAACATATGTCCGGTATAGGTTTTAAGCGTTGTGCGGCTGTGGTGAAATTGGTAGACACGCCAGATTTAGGTACTTGGGGTTCTTATCAGTTCTTCTATAATCGTTGCCCTGCAAAGCTTTGTCACCAGTCAAATTTAGAAATACTGTTCTGCGGAAACCTCTTGGAGGTGACAAAAGGCTGACATAATTTAATACAATGTTAGATCAAGACGACTTAAACAAAGAAATGGTTGAAATAGGTATTGGCCGTTTCAACGCGCAGTGGGAAAGCGCAAAAGAGCATGATAAGCTTTCGCGTTCAAAAGCAGGTCAAAGACTTATCAGGGAGTTGTTGCCTAAGTACACTGTACAAGTTGAAAATTTAATTAAGAAGTCAGCTGGAAGACCTACGCGTTGGAAGCAAGACTTGGAGAACTTCAGTCCTAAAGTTTTAGCGTTTGTTGCCATTAAAGTAATCATGGATGGGGTTGCTTATAAAAAGACAATGGCGGCTATGAGTTATTGGGTTGGCCGGATGGTTGAACACGAAGTTAAATGCGACTTTCTAGTCAAAACAAATCCCAGAGGTAAAGGAATAATTTTAGGAGCTAAAAGAAGAGCTACAAGTTCTCAGATGAGGCACATCCAGTTGTCGATGAGAAACGAAGCTAAAAACAAAGGTATGGAAGAGTTTGAGGATTGGTCGCGTAAAGACAGAGTAAGTTGTGGTATGAATCTTGTTGAACTTTTACGCGCCAGTACAGGATTGATTGAGTATTATTATTTTAAAGACAAAGGCCGTAAGTTTCCTACAAGATATGTTTCAGCTACTCCTGAAACTCTAAAATGGGTTGAAGATTTTAACAGCTACCATGCAGTTTTAATGCCTTTCTGGATGCCTACTTTAGAACCCCCTGAAGACTGGACTAATGTTTGGGTTGGCGGTTACAGAGATAGCAATACTTTAAAGCTACCTAAGATTCCTTTTATCAAAACAGCTGACACTGAGTTTTTAAGAAGCGTTAAGCCAGCTGACATCAAAATTCCTATGGAAGCTGTCAATTTGATACAGCGAACTCCGTGGGAAATTAATGAAAGAGTTTACGAAGTTGTTGAATGGGCGTGGGAAAACAATGTTCCTATTAGAGGTTTACCTGAACAAGACGATTTACTTTTACCTCCTTTTCCTGAAGACGGAGATGAAAACAAAAGTGTTAGAGACAAGTGGGCTAAAATTGCAAGCGTAATTCATAAACGCAATTTAGCCACACGTTCAAAAAGAATGCTGACCGGTAAAATTCTAAGGCTTGCAAAGAAATTCAAAGGCGAAAGATTTTTCTTACCGAGCAACTGCGATTTTAGAGGCCGCGTTTATAATACTCCTGTATTTTTAAATCCCCAGGGACCGGACATTTGTCGCGGGTTGTTACAGTTTTATCGTGAAGAGAGAGTTAAGAATGAAGATGGCGCTAAGTGGTTGGCTATACATGGTGCTAATTGTTGGGGCTACGATAAAGTGAGTCTTGAAGACCGAATTAAGTGGTCCTATGATTTCGGAGAAGACGCTATAAAGATTGCGAGTGATCCTAAAACTTACACGCTGTGGCTTGACGCTGATAAACCGTTTAGTTTTCTAGCTTGGGTTTTTGAGTGGGCAGAGTATTACGAAAACTTTAAGCAAGGTAAGCATAGACTTAAAACAAAAATCCCGGTCATGATGGATGCTACGAATAACGGTTTGCAGATCCTTTCTATTCTTACTAGATGTGATTACGGAACTGTTGCTACTAACTGCACTCCGTCGTCTACCAACACGCCAGCAGATATTTATGATGTTGTTAGAGTAAGGGCTGAATCTAAAATGAGATCCGACGCCGCTGAACATCACCCCTTTGCTTCTTCGTGGCTTGAGTATGGAATAAATAGGTCCACCTGTAAAAAGCCAGTCATGTGTTTTCCATACGGTCTTAGTAAGTATAGCAATAGAGATTACATAGCTGATTGGTTTGAAGATAAAATTCATAATGATCAATGTCCGTCTCCTTTCGACCCTAAAGAATATTATAAAGCCGTACATTATCTAAGTGAACAAGTTTGGAGCGCGATTGAGGAAGTCTTAGATTTACCTAAAAGGTGTATGGATTGGTTTCAGCAGGTTTCCAGGATTGCGTGTAAAGAAAAGCAACCTCTTGTTTGGCAGACGCCTTCAGGATTTGTTGTTAAGCAGTCTTACAAAAAAATTAAAGACTCTAAGGTTTCTACTTGGATCTCTGGGGAAGCTGTACATATAAAATACAACAACACTACAGATCAGTTAAGCCCTCGAAAACAATCAAACGGCGTGGCGCCTAACGTGACGCACAGTTTAGACTCAACGCTGCTTCACTTAACCACGGTTTCTGCAAACAAAGACAAAGGTATTTACGACTTTAGCATGATCCACGATTCCTATGGAACGCATAGCACAAAAGCGCAAGATCTTGCTGACGTCATCCGAGACGAAGCTGTTAAAATGTTTTCACCTGATTTACTCCGTGACTGGTTAAATCAGATCAAAGAACAAAACCCTGGCATAGAATTTCCAGAGCCGCCTAAATACGGTTCTGCGGACGTGTCCTTAATAAGAGACAGTCCTTTCTTCTTTTCGTAAAAACGAAAAATAAAAACATAAATAAAAGGAATAAAATAAAATGAGTAAAAGCAATAATGTTGTAACCGGAGTAGGAAAGGCAGTCTATCCTAGACTTATCGAGCCGGACTACAAGTTTAACACTGAAGACGGAGAGTATTCGTGTCGATTGCATCTTGAAAAAGATCAGTGGGAAGAACTGAAAGTAAAAGTAGATAAAATAGTTGAGATTGGGTACGGGAGGGCATGTGCAAAAGAAGGTAAACAGGAACTCAGGAAGCACACTCCTGGGCCTTTAAGAATTACCGACGAAGGTGACTACGAGGTAAGAGCAAAACAAGTAGCACAAAAGCAAACTTCAAAAGGACTGATTCAGTTTTCGTTTCCTATTTACGACAGTCAGGGAAACAAAATGGAAGACCCTCCAAACATAGGATCAGGTTCGATGCTTTCACTAAATCTTGAAGTGAGAACTTGGTACGTTAATTCTTTAGGCTTTGGGTACACTTTAAGTCCTAAAGGAGTTCAGCTTATTGATCTGGTTGAATACGGCGGTGGAAGTTCAGCTGAAAGTCTTGGCTTCAAGGCTGTTGAAAATGGGTTTGTAAGTGAGTCATTAGAGTTCGATAAAAGTGAAGAAGGCAAAGCACAGGATAAAGCATCGTCGGTCCCATTTTAGGTCCGGGTTTGAAGAAACAGTCGCTCTCTCCCTGAAAAGGGAGGGAGTGGCTTTTGAATATGAAACACTAAGGATTAAGTATGTGAAGCATGCAGTTTACACTCCTGATTTTATACTAAGTAACGGCGTTATCATAGAAGCTAAGGGATTCATGCCGCCAAAAGATAGAACGAAGCATATTTTAATCTCTCAGCAGCATCCTCATTTGGACATTAGATTTTTGTTCCAGAACGCTTATAATAGACTAACAAAAACCAGCTCCACTACTTATGCAAAGTGGGCCGAAAGACACGGCTTTATGTGGGCACATAAAAAGATACCAACATCATGGACACAACCGTAAAACCAAAAGAAAGTAAATTTATAAAGACACATCAACCTTGCCCGGACTGCGACAGTAGTGATGGGTTGGCTATAAACGACGACGGAAGCACTCATTGTTTTGTTTGTAATGAACATAAACTGGACGCTATCAATCCTAATAGAAAAAAGAATTTTGTTAGAAGAAGTAAATCCTTTGAAGAATACAAAGGCGAGATCGAACCTCTTCCTGACAGAAAGATACACGAAGAGACATGCAAAAAGTTTTCTTATTATGTTGATGGAAACGACAATCACATAGCCAACTACTTTAATGATGAAGGTCATCTTGTAGGACAAAAAATTAGAACTTCTAGAAAAGACTTTAAAATACTTGGAGAAATTACACACAGGTTTTATGGTCAACACTTGTGGCCTAACGGCGGTAAAAAGTTAGTTATAACAGAAGGCGAAGTAGACTGCCTTACAGTTTCCCAGTTAAATAAAAACTCTTACCCTTGTGTTTCTATTCCTTCAGGAACTAACAGTGCAAAAAGGGTTGTAAAAACACAATTGAAATGGCTTGAGAAGTTTGAAGAAATTGTTCTTATGTTTGACGGTGATAAAGCCGGGCGTGAAGGCGTTGAGTCAATCATTCGTATCTTACCTCCAGGAAAAGCGTTTGTTGCTAAGTTGCCTGAAGGCGAAGATCCAAACTCTTTGTTAGTTAAAGGAGACGGAGCTAAGGTTGTTAGAGCTATGTGGGATGCCGGAAAGTGGGCGCCTCCTCATATTGTGGAATCAAGTTCTCTTTACGATGAATTAAAATATTTAAAACCAGTAGAGTCAGCTTCGTATCCCTTTGAAGGTCTTAATAAAAAATCCGGAGGTGGTATTCGTAAAGGCGAAATCGTTACCTTATGTGCTGGAAGCGGCGTTGGAAAATCGCAGGTATGCAGGACCATAGCTCATCATCTTTTAACAAAGGAAAATAAAAAGATTGCTTACATCGCTTTAGAAGAAAACAACGTCCAGACAGCTCAATCAATTGTCGGTATTGAGATGGGAGCCAACTTGAGATCTGATTCTAACGTCGCAAGTCGAGAAGCTTTTGACGTAGCTTGGAATAAAACTTTAGGTAAGCAACATCAGTTTTATCTTTACGATCAGTGGGGATCAATCAAGACAGATGAACTGTTGAGTGACATAAGATTCTACGTTCAGTCTCTTGACGTTGACGTAATATTTTTAGATCACGTCTCGATCTGTGTAAGTGGCCTCCTTTTTGAAATTGGAGATGAGCGCAAGGCTCTAGACGTGTTGATGACTGAGTTGAGAACTCTTGTTGAAGAGAGCAAATTTGCTTTGTTTTTAGTTAGTCATCTTAGACGAGCTGAAGGTAACAGAGGATATGAAGACGGATTAGCGCCAAACCTTTCAGCACTTAGAGGTAGCGCCAGCCTCGCGCAACTTAGCGATCAAGTTTATAGCTTGAGCAGAAATTTGATGTCAGAGGAGCGACATGTCACCACGGTTTCAGTTTTGAAAAATAGGTTCACAGGGGATACAGGCGTTGCTTGTCATCTGCGCTATGATCCTGAAACTGGAAGGCTCCAAGAGGAACAACATGACTTTTAAAACTATAACTAAACCAAAAGAAATAAGATGAACTATAAATATAAAATACTTGTTGCGGATATTGAAACGAACGCAATTAAAAATTGGCAGACACTTGAAGGTCTTGAGACTTGCCACTGCATTTCAGTAATTGATGTAGCTACAAAAGAACTTTACGAATTCAACACAACGAAAGACAACATTGATGAAGGCTTGAAGATGTTGCAAGAAGCTGAATACGTCTGCGGTCATAATTTTATCGGCTTCGATGCTCCTGCTTTGTTTAAACTTTTTGGCGTTAGGTTAAACAAAATTGTAGATACATACATAATGAGTAAAGTCATGTTTCCGGCTCTAGAGGACTACGACCATACAAAGAAATTTGAGTTTCCTTTTAAAGGAATGTGGGATCGACATAAGTTAGCGGCCTGGGGAGTTAGAGTTGGAGAACACAAATCAACTCACGGCGAGACAGAAGACTGGACCACGTTCACTCCTGAGATGCAAAAGTATTGCAATCAAGATGTAAGAACTAACCTTAAAGTTTATGAGTTTCTTTTAAGTCAGCCTAAGAGTTCTAAGTCTCTTGTTATGGAACACGAGTTTGCCCAGACTCTTACAGTCCAAGAATTAAACGGTTTTCCTTTTGACGTTGAGAAAGCTAAGAAGCTCGCCAAACAACTGACAGTCCGCAGAGCTGAACTTGAAAAAGAAGTTCAAGACGTCTTTCCGCCTAAGAAAGAAGAAATGAAACAACCTAAAGGATGGAAGGTAGAGGTTGAAGGTTACGAGTACGAAGCTAAAACAAAAACAGCTTTAAAAAAGATTCTTAAAGATGCAGGTCTAAAACAATCTTATGTTAACGATGCTGAAAAAACTGGAGCAAGAATAAAAACAATTCCCTTTAATCCAGCATCCAGAGATCAAATAGCTGAGAGACTTATGGCCGCAGGCTGGCGCCCTAAAGCCTATGAAGGTAAACGCCCGGCCATCAACGAAGCTGTTCTTAAAGAGATTAACACGACAGAATCTTTAAAGCTTCTTGAATACAATCTTGTAAACAAAAGACTTGGAATGTTGCTTGAGGGTAAGTACGCGTGGTTGCGTCTTGTTACTGATGAAGGCAGAATACACGGATCAATTGATGGTTGTGCGGCTATATCAACAAGATGTACTCATTCAAAACCTAACATGGCTCAAGTACCTGCGGTGCGTTCTATCTACGGAGAAGAATGCAGAGAGTTGTTTAAGGCTCCTGAAGGTAAAGTCCTTGTAGGGGCGGATGCAAAATCCATTGAGCTGAGAGTTGTTTCTGAATATCTCTACCCATTTGACGATGGAGCGTATGCAAAAGAAGTTGTTGAGGGAGACATCCATCAAGCTAACGCTGACGCTATTGGAGTAAACAGAGGAGAAGGCAAAACATTTATTTACGCCCTTTTATACGGAGCGGGAAATCAAAAGCTCGGAGAAATTGTTGGTAAAGGAATGCGCGAGGGTAAAAGACTTCGCAACCTGTTCATGACAAAGCTCCCGGCTTTCCAGAAACTTATCGACGCTGTCCACCGTTCAGTAGCTGCGACTAACGCTATTAAAACAATTGACGACAGAATGATTACTGTTCGCTCTCAGCGGTCCTCTTTAAATCTGTTAATTCAATCGGCTGGTAGCATTATAATGAAACAAGCTGCTGTTTGTTTCCGTCAGGACGCACGGCATCCATACGAGATGCACGCTAATGTTCACGACGAAGTTCAATTTAGTTGTCTTGAAGAACACGCTGATGATCTTGGAAATGACTTTTGCAACGCTATTAAAAAAGCAGGACAAACTCTTAATCTTAAAGTTCCTTTTGAAGGTGATTTTAAAGTAGGTAAGAACTGGAAGGAAACACACTAAGATGTCTTTAGAAGAACTTTCAGAAATAAACCCAGAAGCGCTCCAGACTGACGGCTTTGATAAAGCTTTTATAGGTTATGTTGAAAGGTGCGGACAGCAGCCTACTGCTTGTTATGACAAAGCTAAGGTGCTTAAACATCTAGTGGCAGACGGTCTTTCTTATGAAGAAGCTATAGAACACTTTGAGTACAACATTAATGGATCATTCGTAGGAGAGTTCACGCCCTTCTATTTAACTAAAACAATTGAAAACGAAGATGAGTAAAAGAACAGCAGCTATAGACGGCGACATGATAATTTATAAAGCTGGCTTTGCTAGTGAAGTAGAAACACGATGGTCAGATGCTATCTGGACCTTACATAGCAGTGAGGCTCAAATGCAGGTCATTGTTGATGACATGATGGAGTATATAATCGACACTGTTCAAGCTGATGATTATTGTGTGGTGTTCTCTGATTCCACTAACTTTAGATATGAATTGTTTTCCGACTATAAAGCCAACAGGAAAAACAAAAGAAAGCCTTTAGGTTTACCGGCTATTACAGATTGGATGTTTGAAAACTATAATGGCAAGCGCTGGAAGAACCTTGAAGCGGACGACGTGATCGGAATGCTTTGCTCTAAGCAAAACAACATGGTTGCTGTAAGTGGTGATAAAGATTTCGGTACTCTACCATGTGAGTGGTTTAACTTTTTAAAAGCAGAAACTAGCCACACTACTGAAGAAGAAGCTGACTACAATCACTTAGCTCAAGCTTTATCTGGAGATAGCGTTGATGGTTTCTCAGGAGCTTCAGGAGTTGGACCTGTTACAGCGCATAAAATCTTAGATAAAAAAGGAGCGACATGGGAGACGGTTGTTGAAACCTACGAGTCAAAAGGGCAGACCGAAGAGGACGCTCTACTAAACGCACGACTATCATACATCTTACGAGACAAAAAAGAATACAACGAAAAGAAAGGACAAGTTAAATTATGGACGCCAAAATAATAGAAAGAAAACCACTACCGGACAGCGGAAAACGCACTGAGTTTGAAACAGGAAGCGTTCGAGACGCTTGTGAAGGAAAAGGACTTCCGTCTCTTATTCCCGTCAGTAGTCTTATCAGCTGTAGCAAAAGATTTGAAGATGGAGCAACCAAGTACGGCAGAGATAACTGGAAAAAAGGACAACCACTTTCACGTTATATAGATAGCATTTACAGACATCTCTGGGCTTACATGGATGGGTGCGAAAAAGAGGACCACCTTGGGGCTGTTATTTGGAACAGCATGTGTTTACAACAGACAAATGAGTGGATAAAGGAAGGTAAATTACCCAAGGAATTAAGGGATATTTAATTTGTTCGACTATATGAAGAATTAAAAGCATCTAAAATGGTCCGCAATAAACGCAAAGGCGTCTCTATTAGAAAAGAACATAAGTCTAAAAAAGGCGGACTGACTGAAAAAGGTCGGAAGTATTATAATAGAAAAACAGGATCAAATCTTAAACGCCCTCAACCTGGCGGAGGCTCTAGAAAACGTAGCTTTTGTGCGCGAATGTCAGGGGTAAAAGGCCCGATGAAAGATTCAAAAGGAAGACCAACTCGTAAGGCTCTCGCTCTACGGAGGTGGAAATGCTAAATAATTATGAGCTTATACGAAAACATTCACGCTAAAAGAAAAAGAATTAAACAAGGAAGCGGAGAAAAAATGAGAAAACCTGGATCAAAAGGAGCGCCGACGTCTAAGAATTTTAAAGCAGCTAAGAAGACTGCTAAAAAGAACCCCAAACGTAGTAATTTAAAAATAAAGAAAGGCTATTAATCGATGGATAAACCTTTTCCACTTGTTTCAAACGATTTGGTGGAACGCCTTGATGAGGTATTTCCTTTAAAAGAATTTAGTCCCAAGGACGAGTTAAGACACATGGATTACTACTTCGGACAACGCAACATTGTGAATTATTTACGCGCTAAAAACGCAGAACAAACAGAAAACATTTTAAAAACAGACTAACTAAACGATATGTGCCTATCCAGACCTAAGATGCCATCGCCAGCTATGATTAATCAACCAGCTCCGATGGCTCCTCCACCTCCTACTCCTCTAGCAGAAGAAGTTAAAAGTAAAAAGAAAAAAGAAACAAAAGCTAAAAGATCAGGTACATCTTCACTTACAATACGAAGACCTTCAGTAAATGTTTCTAGCGGAGACAGCGGAGCAAATATAAATAACTATTAATAAAGAGATATAAATTATTATGGCATCATACATAACTAGCATTAACTTAAACAGAAGCACTCACGGAACGTCTTCGTTAGACGCTGATGGGAACGGAACGCTTACTTCTACGTCTAACCCTTTAATCAACAACACAAAAGGAGGAGAATACGCTTTCCTCGCTAGCGGGACTTTTGGTTCTGGACGCACGCTTACTTTACAACACAAAGTTGGAGGTGCTTTTGTAACCATTGGATCAGATACAGTTCTCACAGCACCAGGAGGATGTTTATTTACATCTACTGCAAGCGAAATACAGCTAGTAGTCTCTGGAGGATCTGGAGATGGAAACGATAACCTGTATGTTAGTATTTCACCTGTTAAATAAAGTAATTCACTAACTCACTTATGGCTCTTACAAGACAACTGACTAGATCGCTCACTCGCTCACTTACGAGAAAGTTGACAGGCGCAGAACTTAATCGGTTATTCTTGGAGAAGTTTTCGGCAAGCCCACCATTAGCAGCCTTTTCTCTTAGAAAACTTGGAGACGTTTCTCCGTACGCTGCGAGAA